TTCTGTGGTATCCCCGAGCACTTGCAGAAGCTGGCCTTCCAGCCCCGCCCGCTCCTGCTCGATTGCCTTGGCCCGATCTTCCGCTGCCTTGATCGCTGCTGCTGCTGCCTGCTCGGCTGCCTGAGCCATCTGGTCCATGCCGGTGGTCAGGTCGTTGAAGGAGCCCGACAACCCCATCATGACCGCGTAAGCTTTCTGCCCGGCCTCGGTCGTCACGTCCAGCGATTCGACGATGGCGCGGAACTCCGCGTTCGTCTCGGGCAGCGTGACGCCGATATCGCCCAGCGACCGGGTAATGTTGTTGCGCAGGTTGGACAGCTGCTCTTCCTGGCTGTAGAACGCCTGGAAGTAGGTGTTCATGTTCGCCAACAGCGGTTCCATCCCGCCCGCGAACTCGGCCATCCGAAGCCCGGCCTGCAGGGACATGCCAGCCAGTTCTTCAAAGGGCAGATTCGAGAGTGCATCGCGGAACTGCACCATCGCCTGCAAGTTGGCGAGCACGGCTTGCACGCCGGCCTCGTCGAGCGATCCAATGTCGATCTGGTCAAGGAAGCTGTCGAATGCGTCGTCCAGGTCCACCTGTTGCAGCGCGGCGATGATGAGCTTTGGCAACTCCGCTTGGAATGCGGCGAATACCTGGTCGTTGTCCTTGACCCCCTTGAGATCCAGCTTCTGGTTGTACAGATCGCCTTCTGCGCCAGCCACGATGGTCCGCACGAAGCTATTGCCTTTCTCCGGGGACACTTCCCAGGAGCCGAACAAGGCCAGATCCTCGACCACGCCGCCCAGCATCTTCGCTGCGTCGTTGAAGGACGCATAGGTGGACACCATCAGCTGCTTGGCCTGGTCGGATGCAGGGTCCCCACCGTTCGGCCCGCCCTCGTACACCGCCCGGGTCGCCGTGGGGCGCTCATTCAGGTACGACTTTGTGCCATCGGCCAGGTCGCCCACGTAGTAGGAGCCGCCAAATCGCGTCTCGCCCTTGAACTTGTCGCCCAGCAGGCTGTAGAGCGCAGCGCCACCGGCCAGCCAGGGCATCGCAGACGCGAACATGGCGCCCGCACCCATCGCCCCACCGGCACCGGCTGTCGTCGGCCCCATGAGCCCGGCAGCCAGGGTGTTGCCCTGCATGCCGGCCGCGAAGCTCGACACCGCCGACGATCCGATTGCACTGCCGATAGTCGATACACCGCTCGCAATGGATGCCGTCAGCCCGCCTGTAATGCCGGTGTATAGCGTCTGCAGGTTGTTCGCCGCACCCAGGATGCCACCACCGCTCGTCAGGCCGCTATTCGGTGCGCCAGGAATGCCCATGGCGCTACCAATCGCACCAGCCACGCCGTTCACAGCCGGCTGCAGCATCGGACGCAGCACCATGGTGCGGAACAAGTCCTCGAGCAGATCCTTGGCCGAGCGCCCGCCGTCCATCAGCGCGTCCGTCAGCGATTGGCCGATCTGGTCGGTGATTCGCTCCCATTCGCGCAGGGATTCCTCTGCAGCACGCTCCTGCTGACGTACAGCCTCGTCAGCGGCCTTCTTGTTGGCATCCAGTACCTCGCGCTCGCTGGTGGCCGTGAGCAGGCGCTTGCGTGCCTCGATTTCCTTCTCGATCAGCGCGACTTGCTGCTCAGAGTTGCTGAACCCGGCCAGCATCGCGGCCTGCTCTTCCAGGCGGGAGATATGCAGCTCGTCGATGGCCGTCTTGGATTGGCCGTAGAGCGCGTTTTCGTCCTCAAGCTGGCGGGCCTTCTGGTGGATCGCGGCTATCTCGTCGTGCTGGCTGTCGATGGCCTTGGCACGCTCGGATTCGAAGGCTTTGAGGGCCTTTTCGGCTTCTGATACGGCCTTGGCGCTCGACTTGCTGGCTTTTCCTACCGCGTCGGTTGCCGCTGCTGCTGCGGTAGCGCCGGTTGATGTGGCCTTGTAGGCATTGGCTACGCCTTCGATCTGCTCAAGGTACTTCCTGTCGCCGGCAATCTTCTGCATCCGCCCGTACAGCGCGTCATATGCGCCGAGGGTCTGCTTGCTCTGCTGGTATCCGTCTTGGAGCGCGTCAGACAAGTCATGAATGGCGCGTATCGGCTCGTTGCCCCACTGGACATGAGCGATTGCACCCCCGCCGAAGAACTCCGTTATGCCGCTGAGCATGTCTGCCGCGTCGTTCACGAACTTGGCGAGGTCGCGCAGCGTGTCGTTGAAGGCGTTGGCGAAGTGAGAGACGATATTGTCTGCGATGGCCGTGAACAGGGCATCAAGGGCGCCAAGTGTCCCGGTGAAAACCTCTGCTAGCTTGTCGATCTCCTTAGCGGTAGCCAGGAACGAATCCACAAACGAAGTCGTCACCGAAGCATTGGTTTGCTCCGTCTGCAGACCGTAGCCCTGCAGGAACTCGCTGGCAGCCTCAGACATAAGCCCGAACGCGGCCCTGATAACATCAACATTGGCCTGGAATTGCGCCCCAAGGCCGCCAATGTACTCAGCAAGTCTGCTTATGGCGTCAGCAAGGCTATCCCCCGCTCCGGTTGCAATGACAGCCTCGCCAGCAAACTTCATCGTGGCGTTGCTCAGCTCCGTCATTGCGTCGGAGACTCTTTTGACGCGAGTGCCGAATCGCTCATCGGCAAACCCTTCTGCCGCCTGAAGTGCTCGGATAAGCTCCTGTGTCGTGATTTCGCCCGCTGCCGCCATGGCGCGAAGCTCGCCTACGTTGCGCCCAAGGCCGAACGCGATAGCGTCCATCAAGCCGGGCGTCTGTTCCATGATGCTGTTGAATTCTTCGCCGCGAAGCACGCCTGATGCCAGCGCTTGTCCGAACTGCATCAGGGCGGCGTCAGCCGCCTGCGCACTTGCTCCTGACACGGCAATGGCCTTGCCCACCGTCTCAGTAAGCTCTGCGACTTGCCGCTGGCTGATACCGAGCGCGTTGGCGTTTTGCGCGAAACGCTGATACACCGAGGCCGTGCTGTCTATGCTCTGGCTGGTGCGCTGCGCTATCTGGTACACCGCGTCCGTAGCGGCTGCAAGCTCGCGCTGGCTGGACGTGACCAAGCGCAGGCGGTTCTGCATACCCTGCCATGCGTCCGCCAGCTTTAGCGTCTGCTGGATCATTGCGCCCAGGCCGACGCCAAGCCCCAGGGAAGCCAGCACGCGCTGAGCGTTCTGCACGCTCTTTTCGATGGCACCCATGGACTTACCCACGGTGCCGACAGCGCGGTTCATGTCCTGTTGCAGGCGGGCGATGTTCGCGATGAGGTCAATTTCTAGGGTGCTTACCTTCACTATCGTCCGCCCATAAAAAAAGCCCGCCGAAGCGAGCCTTTGAATGACTGCCGTCCGGAGACGGCTTGATTGATCTGCTACTTACAGAGTTCGGCCCATGCCTTCTGGAATTCGGCCGGATCTGTATCTGACGCCAAGAACGTCACCCCTTGTCCATTGGACAGGAACTGCTTGAACCCGGTATACCCCCCGAATGCGTTCTTGCTGTTCACCTCTCCACATGCAATCCGACCGTGGACCGAGATATTCCTGAACTGCGCGGAACTCGGGTCTATAAGACGCCCTCGAACCGCGGTCTGCGCGGCTGCGTCGATTTGGAATGGCCTTGGCGACGACCGATCCGCTGTAGCAGTCTTAGCAGGAGGTATGTAAGGGCGGTCCTCAGAACCACCACCTGAAACTATCCACAGCGCGCCTAGGCAGCCTACCAATATCAAAAAATTACGCAGCCTGTGATTCACAGCAACATCCTCCGGTAGCATCAGTTACCAGAGGATACTACCCCCTAAGCACGCTCTTGATAATCTTCGGCAAGTCCTTGCGCTTTTCCTCGATTGGCACGACGGACCAAGGCGGCTGGCAGGATGGGCTTTTGGCTCGTATCGTTTCCCCGAGGTACGCTTCAGACAAAGCGCGGAGCGTCCTAGCCTCCCAGCTCGTAAGCTCCACGCCAACATTGTCCTGCCATGCCCGTATTTCTGAGTGGGTAACAGCTGACGGGCCCATTCCTCCCTGGTCGAACGGCCCAACCTCCCAAAGATAGTTGGCTAGGTAGATCGCGTCGCATTCAGGGAAGTCAGGCTCTACCCCTCTCTCCCGCATGGCAGAAAGGCGCGTCTCTGGACTGCCTTTCTGCCCCTCCCGTTCAGGCGCGGTGTTTAACCACGCCACATAGCGAACATAGACTGTCAGCTCTTTTGCGAGCTCTTCGTAAAATTTGCCGTGTCCCCCACATAGGTGTTGACCTGATCGGCAATGAATCGAATTGAAGAATCAGCGTAGACGGCCCGATACAACTCTTCACCCTGCAGGCCGTCATACTCGATGTTCTCGAACTCTTTGGTGATCGCTGTCAGGAAGTCCACGCGCATCTCTGCTGCGTCCATGGACTTGCCCTTCCGGCGCAGGGACTCAAACGTCCTCTCTGAGTTGCGCTTTTCGGCAGCCGTGTATGCCTTCGAGCCTGGGCCATATACATGAATCCGAACAGGCTTGCTTTCGTCGCCATCGGCGTACATCAGGTTGTCTGCACCATCACGGACATGAATCACGGCGACGGGATCAAGGGCAAATTTTCGGATATCCATGGTTTCTCTCTCTTGTGAAATAAAAAAGCCTCTAGAGATCAACCTAGAGGCCGGGCCACAAGGGCACCAAAACGGCACCCAATAAAAAACCCGCACTAGGCGGGTCGGTTAACTGCTGAAATTCTGTACTGCTAGTCGATGTACTGCCAGGTGTAGCCGTAGGCGGTGGCTACCTTCCCCGAGCAAGCCACGCCAATAGACGAGCCGCGCGCCTTTGTGTGGCCCTGCTTGTGCAGCCATTCTGCAGCTACCGTTAGTCGCTCAAAAACCTGCCCAGTTTCAGCGCAACGAACCCTCCTGCCGGTCGTTGATGCAGCAGACATTGCTTTACATCGTTCTGCGCGCCTATCTGGGCAAGCCGCCCACGCGGCACTCAGCTTGGCCTTAACAGACTCGGGACGCTTCTTCCCTAAGCGGGACTTGCCCATCTTTTCCGCCACTTCTGGAGGAAGCTTTCGACCTTTCAGTGCCGCTGAAATCTTTTCCCTAGCTTCTTCTGTGATGATGCGCCCCTTTTGGGCCTTGCGCATCCGCTCAATGGTCTCTAGGCTCCGCTTTGCGCCCCGGTGTGCCTCGCCAATTCGCTTACGGACTTCCGCGCTAACGACATGCCCCCACATGCCCTCACCGCCATCAGTGAGGTTGCAGAGATTTTCACGGCCATAGTGCGCTATCGTCTCCATTTCGAGCTTGATTGCGTCTTCTTCGCTCAGGTCTTTTGCAACGTAATCGACGGTGAATCCATGCTTATTCACTATGTTCTGCCAGAACGCGGTGCGCTGCTGTGTTTTCGTTGCCCGGCGACCTCTGCCCTTGCCAACATAAAACACTGTGCCGTCAGAAGCCCTGCGGTGAACGTACACATAGAAGTCGGACGGACGTACTGCTAAAATTGGCGTAGCCATTGCTGTCATTCCTCGCATGAATGAAGTGGTGGTTAGAGCCGGGCTAGTGCTTCAACACTTGTCCGGCTCGTCCATTTTACAATGGTTAGGGCGTAGAAGGCGCCAGTATCTCGATAATTCCGACCCCATCTTTTGTTGCCGTAATCGCAAGTTCAATGGTGGCAGAGATGATGGAGTCGACCGACGACACCGACTTGGTTAGGTTCATGACCTTCGCCGGGAATACATCTCGGTCACCATTCGGGTAGGCCACCTCAAAGTAAAAGTCGTCATCCGAGTGCAGTGCCTGCTTGGCGATGATCTGGCCTGCGTCATCATTGTCCAGCGCGAGTTGCAGAGTTCGACTTCCGTAATCAACGGACCCTTTATATTTCTGAACCGCACGCGAACCCAGCGGGCTATGCGTTACGGCGGCGTAAGTGGCCCCCGCGCCGCCTGCGTCAACAATTTCGCCAATGGTTGTGAACGTAAGGGCCTCATAGCCCGCTGCCGTGAATGTTGCGGGCTTCTCGGCTGAAATGCCGACGGTGGTTCCTGCGGCTGTCTGAACTGCCATGGGTGGCTCCTAAACGAAAAAAGCCACCCGGAGGTGGCGTGCTGATGAATGAAATGGGTTACTTCGACTTCTTGGCAGCCGGCTCAGGGAGGCTCACAGCCACCTGGGCCGCAGCGACTTTGCCGGGCTCAACTTGCGGGGTAGGCGCTTCCTTATCGGCCCGCTCTGCGAATCCGTTGCTCGTGAGCCAGTTAGCGCGCTCTGCGGGGACTTCAAACACCTGCCCCTTATCGCGGCGACCATCCGGACCGCTGAAGGCTTTCACTGCTTTGACTTTGATCATGTAGGTGGCTCCTAAACAAAAAAGCCACCTCGAAAGGTGGCATTAGTGGGGTACTGCTCGTTACTCGTCGTCTACTTCCAGCCCTGCAGGCACGTTGATGCCGTGCTTGGTAGCTAGTCGCTTTCGTATCTGCTCGCCTACCGCGACGATGGCCTCGTTGACCTTGCCGTCTGCTGCCGGGCGCATGAATGGCTGAGCCTGGGTGCCGGGGTGCTGCACGGACTTCACGACCTGATCGCCGAACGCCAGTGATCCTCCAGGCTTCTTCGGCGTGATTTCGTGCGGATCGGTACCGAATTCGATCCAGTGCGCCTTGAAGTCCCTCGTCTCGACTGTGGCCGTTACCTGTCCACGGCGGCTACGTGTGCGGACCTTGATGCTCTTTCGGAGATCCCCCTTGTCGACGGCAACAAGATCCTGAGCCTCCTTGCGGATTACATTTGCGCCCTGGCGAAGCGCCGACCGCATCACATTCCGCTCAACCTTGGCGGGCAGCTGGTTCAGATAGGCCTGAAGCTCTGCTCCGCCTTTGAACTTCGTGAGACTCGTGGCCATTACCGGAACCAGATGCTGAAGTCTTGATGGGCGCCGTAAAGCTGCGTAGGCTCGTCATAGACGGCTGTCGCACCTGTCAGCGTTGTGGCTCGTAGTGTGGGACTGGCACGCAGGGCGTCCTCTACTTGCCTGATCAGTGCCATAGCGGCAAGGCGGGAGGTCGTCCAAACGTTGATTTGGAACCGCCCGTTCCTCATATCAGGTACGCCAGCCACATAGTTGAGTGGCCGTCCGCCGACCTGTTGGTAGGTGATGAACGGCTGCAAGGGTGTTGTGAGCGCGGACTGTGGCGCGAAGTCAGGGAATACCCGATTAGGAGCAAGGGGCAGCAGCGCCGTGCGAAGATCGCCTTCAATAGCCATTCACGACCTCACAGACCAAATCCATGTATTCGCGGCGACTTACGTCCGGCAGCACTGCCTCTATTCGGTATGTGACCCCTCCAGCCGTGGCCCGCATGCCGGAATGCAGGCCACTCCGATAGCGGATACGGATAGAGGCCCTGCTGATCGAGGTTTCCGCGCCGCCCCGGATGGCCTCCAGCCCGCTGGTGTGGCGGATGTCCGCCCACACAGTGGCGACCGGCGTCCAGCCCTCAATCGGCTGGCCAGCTTCGTCGTACCCTTCGCCAGGGGCCTCTATCGTCAAGCGGCGATTCAGGTTCCCGGCTTGCATCAGAACCTCTTCCGGTAGCGCAAGATATCTTCAAACGCCAAGTGCACCTGCTGAGAGATGGTGCCGTTCACGACAGCCTCTCGGTGTGCGTACCAGTGCCCGACAAGCAGCAGGAGTGCTTGCTGCACGTCCGGCGTGACAGCCATCTCCTTATCGCTCTGCGGCTCGCCATTGACGATCTTCCGGTCACAGTGCTGTTCGATGTGGGCTTTCGCCGCGTCGATATAGCTCTGGATCAGGAGATCTTCATCGTCATGGTCGACGCGAATCTGCTGCTTTACGAGGGCCAGGTCCATCACTTGTTCTCTTTCGGTGCTGCTTGCTTGTTGGCCTTGGGCTCTTCCCTGACGTGGACCTGCTCAGCCAGGCCTTTGCCGACCAAGGTGTGGCCATACTCGTCGTCAACATCGAAGCTCTGCCCGGCCTTGACCTTTGGGTTGTCGACCTTGAGCTTTGCTGCGTCCCCGACGAAGCCCCACTTCGCTTTGATCTTCATGCTGCCTCCAGAATGGAAAGGGGCCGGAGTGTGAGCCCGGCCCCATGGCTACCTAATGGCTTAGGCAGTAGCGAACTGGCCTTTTACCAGGGCCTCACGGCGACGCACGCCCAGGCCCAAGCGCTCTTCGACAAGCAGCGCCCGCTCGTTCCGGATGAACTGATCGTTGATCAGGCCCATCTTGAACAAGAAGTTCATGCGGTCAAATAGGATTGAAGACCGTGCAAAGTTGGCAACCAGGAACTCGCCGCCGGTCGTGGTGCCGTCGCCCTCGTCCACGCTGTCAGACGTGATAACCGGGCGGCCCCAGAGAACCGGCGTAACCAGGCCCTGCAAGTTGGCAAACAGGTAGCGGTTCTCGCCGTCCTTCTGTAGTTCGATGTTCATCCAATCGAGTTCGCTCATGACCACGCCGTCAGCAGACAGCTTGGACTGCTTACGAACCTGATAGATGGCGCGACGGATGATGTCGATGGCGGTATCTCCAGCCTTGCTGAGACCGGCGTCGTAGGTCGTCGCTTGGGTCATCAGGCCGTTCAGGTTCTCGCCAGTACCGTCCCCCTTGAGGATCTGCGCCTCTTCCTCGAGCTTGAGGTCGTAGCGCAGCAGCTCGCGGATATAGGCCATCATCTGCGGAACGTCGTCCAGCGCTTCGTCGGTGACGGGCATCCAGACAGCGATCTTCTTCACGCGGTCAGTGACCGTCTCGAACGTCACGCTGCTGGTCGGCTTGAGGCCGCCTTCCGCTACAGGCGCTGCGCCACGGGTATGAAGCAGTTCGCGGAAATAGCTGTAGCTCTGGCCTGTCACGGGGACCGTGGTCAGCAGGTCGCGGATTCGAAGCTCTTGGCGGATGCCCGGCTGGATGTTCGGGTCATAGTTGGGAGCAACGATGCCGGCGCTGGTGACCTTGGTCTCGGACATGGACGCCAGATCGCTCTTGCTGACTTCAATCTCGGCCATAGCCTGCTTGCGCTCGTGCAGGGCCGAGTAGTTGGTGTCGGACTTCACGAAGTCGATGAAGCTCTTCTTCTCGCCAGCACCAGAGCGAAGGCGAACACCCTTCTCTTCGATCTGCTGGACCTGTTCGATAACGCGTTGAAGTTCGCCCTTCTGGTTCTCGATCTGGCTCTTGAGTTCGTTCGTGACCTTCTCGCCACGCTCCTGGCCTTCGATAACCTGGTCGTACTTCTTCTGCAGCCCCGTAAAGCCGTCTTTCAGTTGCAGCTCCAGGCCGCTTTTGAGTTCGTTGATGTCCATTAGATGGCTCCAAAATGAGATGTGAATAGTTGAGAAACTGCTTTCAGCTCGTCCACGATCTCCGTGGCCGCTCTGTCACCGTCTCGGTGCAGTGCGGAAAAGCCATGTGAGGCAACCGCCGCCGCCTCCTTCTGTGAGAGCCCCATGCGTTCACGCAAGGCACTCTCAAAAGCTCGCATATCGGACTTGACGTTCATGACCTGCGCCTCGGGGTTCATCCCGAACGGCACAATGGACGCCTCCCAGAGTTCGGCCTCCTTGATGACGCGCACATTGCGGCCGGATCGCTGCTCATAAGCCTCTGTGATCGTGTTGAAGCCGATCGACATGGAATCCAGCGTGCCGTCCTTCATCAGCTCGTAGGCGTCGCGTGCATAACTGACCTTCAGATTGATCTGCCCCTTGAGGAACAGGCCATGGTCGTCTTGCATGTATTCAGCCGAGCCGACAAGGCGCGTCAGGTCATGAAAAAGGGCCAGCTTTAGCCGGCCCTGTCTGGTTGTTTTGACCTTCGTAAAGGCCCCTGGGATGATGATGTCGTCGCCCAGGTCTATATTGTTGAAAACCGAGGCGTACCCCTCGAAGTTCCCCGCCTCATCGACGGCTTTCACCTCGAATGGGCACTCAAGTTTCGTTAGCATTCCCCATCTCCCATCGGGTTACCCTGCCGTATTCGCCGCCAAGCTCTGGCAGATTCTCTTTCCGGCGCACTTCGTCTGGACTCATCCAGCCAGTCCCTCCAGATCCGCCAAGAGCCGCCTGGTAGTAAGAGGCCCGGGCCGCGCTATCGGCCTGGAGCAGCCCCTCTACCGTGAATTCGACAAAGCGATTCGTGCCGCCGAAGATCTTGTCGTTGATTTCGTCGGTGATTGCGTCCAAGTAAGGCTTCAGGCCGAATGTCGTGAAGCTGCGAAGCTGCTGCTCCAGGTTCGACCCCATGATTGACGTCTTGCTGGCGCGGTTTGCCAGCCAGAGAGGCACGCCCCAGATGCCGGCAAGCGCCTCTTCCTGGAACTGTTGCGTCTCGATGAATTGCGCATCCTTCTGGCTCAAGCCGGCCGGAACGATCTTCGGGTTGCCTTGCAAAATCCCCCACGACCCGAGGCTATTGGTGTCCTCTTGGCGAATATCAGGGAATTTCTTGAGGATCTGCTCCTGTTGCTGGTCAGTCAGGAACCCTTCATAGATCACGTAGCCGCCAGATACGCCGCCCTTTCGCATGAACCGGGAAGCCCAGCCTTGCGCTGCGATGGCGAGGCCCATGGATTCAGCCATGTATTCCACCGGGGACAGGCCAATAATGCCGTCAGTGGGGAATAGCTTGAAGTGCAGCATGTTCTCAGGTGACACCAGCGTTCTCTTGCCGGAAAGTGTCACCTCGTAGACCAGCCCAATGTCATCGTCGATAGTGGGCACGACGTCATCTGACGAGACCGGCGTCGTCCCGATCCACTCCTTTCGGGCATTGCGCTCAATGATCGCGTACCCGTTCCCACGCAGAGCCATGCTGATGACTTCGGCCTTGATGAAGTTCAGCTTGGTGATGTTCGGGTTGGGCTTGCGAAGCAGACGGGCCTGCCGGTCTGGCATCGATATGACCTTGCGATCGCCGTTGGCAGAATCCTCGTATAGCTTCAGAGGCAGCCCGGCTGACGTCTCGCTCAGGATCTTCACGCACGACCAGACGATCGGCACACTCAGGGCCTTGGTCGCGGTAACCGTCACCCCAGCCTTGGTGCGCTTGGCGCCGGCAACCATGTCCACTTCGACATAATTGCCCGTGTCGGGGTCGGTGTACCCGAACATTTGCCAGGTCAGCGGGTTGTACCAACGAAATGCCATGGTCAGGTGCCTATTAGGCCGAAGAAGCCTTTGTTCAAGTAGTCGTCCATCCCGGTCTTTGCTTGCGGGTTGAGCCCCATTAACTGCGCGGCGTCCAGAAGCGCCATCAGCGGGTCGATCTTTGCCGTCCCGCTTGCCTGCTTTGTAATCAAGATGGAATTGGCTCGAGGCTCGATGCGAGCATTGCTCACACACCAGGCCATCATTGGCCGCCCGCCGTGAACCAGCGTGCCCTCTGCCAGCCTGCGCTCCACCGTCTTGATGGTGCCGCCCAGGCGATACCCCTGCCCTATCCCGATCAGCAGATCAGGAGGCAGCCCTACGTCATCAAATATGTCCTCAAAGCTGATGCCGATCTGGTCCATACCGATGGACTGCTTGTCCGGCAGTAAGCCCGAGTCGTAGACCATCTTGAATATCTCGGCCAGCTCTCGCACGTCATCGCCGATCTGCTCGACAAGCACCAGATCGCCGTCCCGGGCGAAGTCCTGCAGCCGTGGGGCAATCTCCTTGCGGCGCTCCAGAACTGACGGATGCGCCCAGGCTCGGCCCCAGTGCAGCCAGCGACCTGTCCCTTTCTCCCGCCCAATTGCTGCGGCGCCAAGCAAGTCATCCAGCCCGCCGCCATCGACGCCCAGCGTCACGACTTCGGACCGCTCCAGCAGCTCTTCCAGGGAAAGCGAGGTATCTCCCCGTCCTTCCCAGTGATCAGCCCCGGCCCAGCGGTCGGAGCGCAGCGCCAGGCCGATCTCGACGTTCAGGTGCTTGGCCAGGAAGCCGCGCAGGGACTCTTCTCCGGTCGTCTTGGCCTTCTGGTACTCGCGCTCCAGGAACTCCCGGTCCACCGATCGATCCATATTCGGATTGACCAAGTGGAAGTTGACCGGATTAAGGTGTTCCTTGCGCTCGATCATGTCGGGCGGGAACTCGTAGATCACCGGAACAAACCGGCTGTCCACGATCTTGCCGTCCCGAACATCGCGTGCGTACTGCAGCTTCTGCCTAAACACCCCTGCAGGCGGGTCGTCCGACTGCGTGGTCAGGTAGATCACAAACCCCTCAGGCCGGGAAGCAAGCCCGCCAATAGCCTCGCGTAGCATGTTCTCGGCGTTCGACTGCTTGCCGAACAGCCAAAGCTCGTCGACCAGCGTGCCGACTGACTTCTTGCCGCCTACGGTGTTAGCGTCTGCAGCCACCACCTTGAGCGTGGCCTGGTTGTTCCGCTGCGTGATAGTCCGCACATGCGTCTGGACCTGCATCAGCGTCTCTAGCTCGTCGTCCTTGCGCACCATGTCCCGAGCCGGGGCAAATGCGTTGGACGCCACCTCAATGGTGGGGGCCAGAATGCTGAACTCGGCTGACTCGCGCCAGTTCAGGATCACCGCCGTCATCATGATCCCGGCAGCAATGCTGGACTTCGAATTCTTCTTCGGCACGCAGACGAACCACTCCGTGATAAGCCTGCGCCCGCTGTCCACGTCGTATGCGCCGAATATGGAGCGCACCAGGTCAAACACCCATTCGGCACACGCTTCGCCGAACGTCGGGCTGCCTGGCGCGTCCACGATGCGCAGCGACTTGAACACATCCAGCGCCTGCTCCGCATACTCCGGGAACAACGGAGGCGGGATGATCGACTCGCCACGCTTTAGCCGATCGGCCCAGTCAAGGCACGCCGTGCTTCGTTCCATCAGATGCGCTTGCCACCGGCAGCGATCAGCTTAGGCGGGGCAGATGGGGAGAACTTCCCGCTCCCCGCCTTCTTCGCCGCATCGGCTGCTGCGTCCTTCTTGCCACCCTCACCGAGCTTCTGATGCACGTAGGGCAGCATTGCCTTGGCCGCATCGACACGCATCTTCGCCTCTGTGGCCGAGTCGTTCATCACTGCCTTCAGGAACTTGAGCGGATCGTCGTAAGTGGCCGCTATCTCCAAGATGTCCTTGTCCTTCGGGGGACGGCCAGCCCCCGGACGGGCGCCGCCGCTTCTGCCGGGTTGGCCTGCCATTTGAAACCTCGTTTGATTAAGTGCTGAGGGGGAATTTTTTCTGCGGATGAG